GTAATATCAAGACCTTGTGTCTTTCAGGTCTTCCCACTACGTGGGAGACCATGACACAAGTCCAGGACGACCTATTTATGCGAGGTGCCGCTGTAATTAGCGATACTTTGCCTAATAAGGAGAGGGTTAACCTTCTCCTTTCTCTTGCGGAAATCCGCAGAGAAGGTCTCCCATCTTTCCGATCGCTTGTTTCTAAGCGCGGCGATGGTTCTGGTTTCCTGTCGTTGGAGTTTGGGTGGTTGCCTATTGTTTCTGATATTCAGCAACTAAGTGCATCACTCGTTAAATCGCGTGATGTCTTACGTCAGTTTGTTCGCCTTCAAGGCAAACAGCACCGACGTAGGCGCGTTATCCGTGATGAATCGGTTTCCGATTCTTTTACTGATAACGGCACTTGGGCGCTGTATCCCAGTTACTCCGCTTTGTATAGCGGGGCATCCACGGGGTCTCTAAATGTGAACCGTGTTTACACGGATCGCATTTGGTTCTCAGGCGCTTACCAGGTTCTCTCCCCTGAAGTCAGACTTCTGACTCAGGTTGAGGCCCAGCTTGAGCAGGCTAATCACCTACTCGGGTTGCGCCCTTCCGCTGAGGTCGTTTATAACCTCGCCGGGTGGACATGGCTGCTTGACTGGTTTGTGAATTTTGGAGATGTATTGTCCAATTATTCACACCTCGGCCAGGATGGCGTTGCGCTTCGTTACGGTTATCTTATGCGTCATACTCGCGTTGAATGTGAAGTCACTTTGCGTGGCGTCACAGACATCGTGGGTATTGATCGTAAGATCCGTGTGAGAGCGCATCCTTTCGGATTTGGACCACAATTCGATAGCCTCACACAGAGGCAGTGGTCCGTTGTTGTGGCTCTTGGTATAGCCAAGGGAAATGAGATTCGGAGACGCTAGCGTCTCCTTTCTCCCATAACTCTAATTTAACAACAACTGAATAAGAAAGGAACGCCGCTTATGGCATTCGCCGATCCGCAGTCTGTTACCGTTGGTGGTAGCGCAGTTTCCATGCCTCGTGTCTCTTCGGACACGAATGCAGGTCGCTTCGCCGCCGCTGATGGGTCCCTCGATTTCGAGGTGTCTCACCAGTATGGAAAGCGTGTCGTCAACCGTCTCCGACTTCATCAGTCGAAGATCGTCGCCGACCCTCTCCAGCCAACGATCAATCTGCCTCTGGATCACTCGATCACGGTCATTTACAATGGCCCTAAGTCGGGTATTCCTCTGGCGGATAAGAAGGCTCTCGTGGACGCACTTGTTGCGTACCTCGGGGCCTCGTCGGGCGCTCGGGTTTCTCAGCTCCTCGGAGGTGAGAACTAGAGTCCCGCCGCTACGGACGGTGTCATAAGCATAGGAAAGTATCCATAGAAAGGTGGAACTTTGCAAAGCCTATTGACGTTCGCCATTATCCTTCTTAATGATTTAGGGAGGATGTGTCACGTGAGCACAGTTCGTGATAGTAAAACTGTCACGAATAGGTTCGAACACGAAGGACAATCGTTCTTGACGATTGTCTTACCGGACTTCGGTAAAGCGATCGAAAAATCGCTCGACCGAGGCTGGGTAGCTCGCACTGATTTTGGTCCCAACTGGGGCTTTCATCAGGGTGTCCCGAAATTTCTTTCGGGTTTCCTCAAGCTCGTGTTTGATCCTCGCTCTGGTGTCCTACTTGATGAACCGTCCGTCGAGGCCATCATCGCCCTTCGCCAATTTTCGTTGGCGTTCGGGAAGATGAAGCTACTCTGCCATGATGACAGAATATCGACCGCGAAGGAACAGTTCCTCGAGTGTGAGTTGGAAGTTCGTCGCAACGATCGCAATCTTGGCTCTGGCGATCTCCTGGACTTCAAGCGTTTGGCTTGTAGCCTCTGGGGTGATTCGCTAGCCGAGCTAGATCGTCGCATATTCCATGGGGAATTCCTTCCCAAGCATGGAAACGGATCCACAGCCGATCGTGTGAAAGGGAATCAGAAATTTGATCTCCGATCATGGACCGACCGTTTGGAACGTGTCGTACCCTTTTACGAGTACGCGCGTTTCTCCTACAGGGAGTTCTTCTCTGATGGAGGTTCCGTTGACTTCCACGAACCCGGCGCCGAGATACCTGTAAGGGTTATCGCGGTACCTAAGACGCAGAAGACACCTCGACTGATCGCAATGGAACCAGCGCACATGCAGTATGTGCAGCAGGCTCTACTCGAGCAGATCAAGCAAGTTTGGCGGGAGTTCACAATCCCCGCCAGCTTTGTCAATTTCGATAGCCAACTGCCTAATCAGCGGATGGCTCGACAGGGATCCATTGATGGATCTCTGGCTACACTCGACCTGAGTGAAGCATCTGACCGTGTCTCCTATCAGCATGTACTTGCTCTGCTGGATCGCCATACCCTCACTTGAGAGTTTGTCGATGCATGCAGGTCAAGGAAGGCTGATGTTGATGGTAAGGTTATACGCCTTGCCAAATTCGCATCTATGGGTTCGGCTCTCTGTTTTCCTTTCGAAGCTATGGTCTTCTTGACTGTAGTCTTCTTGGGGATTCAGAAAAGCCTAGGACACCAGTTGTCTCGGAAAGAGATACTCTCCTTTCGAGGCAGTGTGCGAGTCTACGGTGATGACATTGTCGTCCCCGTAGATCACGTCGAGTCTGTTAGAAGCGCTCTTGAAGCTTTTGGCTTCAAGGTCAACACCAACAAGTCATTCTGGACCGGTAAGTTCAGAGAGTCTTGTGGGAAGGATTATTACGATGGGTACGACGTCAGTGTGACGCGTGTCCGTTCGTACTTTCCTACTAACAGATCCGAAGTACATGCGATAGAAGCTACAGTTAGCCTCCGGAACCAGTTGGCGCAGAAGGGGGTTTTCCCTGACTGTGTTAGCTGGCTCGACGAGATGATCTCATCGATCATTCCGTTTCCGAAGGTTCTTCCAAGTAGCCCTATCCTGGGCAGGCACGATCTTGATGGGTCATATGACTCTGATCGCGTGCATCCGAAGCACCAACACCCCATTGTGAAGGGTGCTGTTGTTAAGGCTACACATGGCCTCAATTCCATTGATGGTTATGTGGCTCTGCTCAAGATGGCTCTCAAGCGGGGCCCCGATCCTTTCGAGGACTCGGAACATCTCTTGTATTCCGGTCGTCCTCAGTCGGCAAACATCAAACTGAGGTGGGCAAGGCCGTACTAGACGGCCTTGTGGGTTAATAACCCAAGTGGGGAGCATCTGCTCCTTGTGGGCGGGTGCACTGCTGTGCAC